CGAAATCGACAAATACGCCAATCGCAGTTACAACGCCCTGTTTGACACGAAGGGAGAGTGGTTCGTAGAAGATCTTATTCATCGGATTAGTGCGGATGATTTCCTCACGGTATAGCCAGTTGTAGAAGCTGCTGAGGTCTCGGCGGATGTTGTCGCAGTAACATTTCGACCCGCCCCTCGACAGAACTTTCGCCAGATAGACTTGAATGTCATCTGCGGTTATGGTGTCAGCATCCTTGCCGATGCCTCGCAGCGCCCTGCCGACTTCATCTTTGTACTGGCGCAGTGTGCGTTCCTGCCGCCCTGCAACGGCCTTGGCGAGCAGGAATTTTCGGAGATAGTAGTCGTTTTTGCCCTCGGTGTAGACCGCCAGAGCCTCTTGCTTGGGGCAAATTTGGTAGTCATCCAAAACCACTGTCAGCCTGGCTTTGATTCGCTCCACATCAATCTGGTCGTAGGGCATCAGAACCATCAGAATGCGGTCCAGCAGCTTATCGGCCAGTTTTTCATCTTCCATGTCATCACCTCATTTCAGAAAAAAGTCAGCTGCCCGTTCTTGGTTTCGTTCAACTCGGCGGGTTTCCATGTTTCTGTGAACGAATCGGGCTTTTTTGTGTCTTTCGCTGGTGAATCTGCCACTTTTTCGGGCTTTTCCGTGAACGAATTGACATTTTCGGGGCTTTTCCGTGAACTTCCCGAAATCAGCAGATCCATCTGTGCCGCCAGGCGGCGTCCGTACCAGATGCCATCGGAGAACAGCGGCGTGAACCAGATCCGTTCCGGGTCGCCTGCGGGCAGCAGGCCTTTTTTATCGTAGGCGGTGCAGGGGTTGATAAGTGTGTCGCCGATAACAACATATCCGGCGCAGCCCATCAAGCTAAGCTGGATGTAGCACATCAGCCCAACGGTGTAGTCGATGTCCTGTGCAACAAACATCACTTTCTGCTGGTAGTTGATGTCGTGCCGCTTGCAGACATTGGCGAACGAGACGAGCAGCGCTCCCGCGCCGCAGGCACAGTCATTAACAGATACAAAGCCTATATCTTCAAACCGCGCGGGGTCGAAGCTGATTTCCGACATTGCCTGACACACACTGTAAGGGGTGAAGAACTGCCCGGCGTGGTCGTTGCCCAACTCGCAGGTCATGTACAGCTCGCCAAGAAAATCTTGGTCGGGCTTCTCGTCAATGGCATAAACCATTTGCATCAGCATTTCGGCCATGCGTTTGATTTCGTCCTCACTGTACTTTTTGGCGATATTCCTTGCATCTGTGGCCCGCTTCGGCGCGTTGCCTTTGTCTGTCACATTGCTTATGTCGATGGCCGTCAGCTGAATAAAATCCGACCAGACTTCCCATCGGCCATGTCGGCCGCACAGGCTGTTGAAGATGCTCAAGAACTCCTTTTTGTAGCTGTCAACGCCCCGCACCACCTTTGCCATGGTTTACTCCTCCTCGTCCGTGTCTTCGGGCGGGGTGGTATCGACCAGACCATCCGCGTTAAGGTCGTCCGGATCAATGTCTCCGAAGCCGTCCGCATCTTCGGGAATGTCGGGCACATTGGCGTTCAGCAGCTTTTTCTGGATGACGGTGCGGTGGAAATACTGGAGCCAAGTGTCGTGCAGATTGCGGAACAGGTTCTTCAGCTTGGTAAACAGCGCATCGGAGATCACAAACTCTTTGCTCAAGGTGTACTTGATAGCGCCGTCCTCGTAGCTGAACTTGATGGAAGCATCGGGGCTGGTGTAGCCGTTGTCCTCGACCTTTTCCAGCATCGACATCTGGCCGGCCACATCCTGCAGAGGCCTCACCGTCATGGTCAGCGGGTAGCCGCTGCGGTTGAAAGTGGCCTGCAAGTCGTTTTCCTCGCAGATGCCCTTCAGCTTTTTCTGGTAGACGGCGAAAGTCGCTTCTTCATTCATTTTCATAGGGGGTTACTCCTTTCCGGTGCCGAGAATTGCCAGCATGCCTGTGGTGGTTCTCGGAATTTTGTATTGCGTAATGTCATTTTCGGTAATGTACTTGCGGCCATAGTGTTCTTTCATGGAGCGCCAGACGCTCCATGGGATGCAGTACGCACCGCCGTGGGAAAATCCGGCCAGAACATAGCAGAAAGCACCGAGCCGCATCTTTTCGTCCAGATACTCGGTCTGGCCGGGGCTGACGCGGGATTGCTCCAGGCGGTTCGATCCAGTGAACTTGGCCTCCATGTAGACGGACCTGCCGCCGCGGAGTGTGCCGGCGTAGTCTGGCTGGGCTTTTTTCTCGTAGAAGCCCACGACCTTGCCGCCGTTCTCGCGGCCCGTCATGTGGAACGGTTCGGGCGTCTTTTCGATGGATGCCACGCCCAGACGGCGGTAGTGGTCGAACGCGGCGTTGATATCGCGCTCAAACTGCTGGCCCAGCGCCTTGCTCACCGCGCCGATCAGCTGGCGACGGGGGTCTTTGCGGTTATTTCCCATTAAGCAAACCTCCTTGCAGCAGGGCTGCGGGCTGGTAGTCAGGCGGGATCTGCGCTGCGTATTTCTGCGCGGCGGCGTAGAACCACGGCGGCAGCGGCAGCCCCAGTTCTTCGTGGGCATCGATGGCGACCCGCACATTCAGCAAATCAGGCTGAAATCCTATGTACGGCTTGGCTGCCTCACAGATCTCTGCCACAGTGGGCGGCCACTTCATCGTGCGGCTGAGGGCAACCGCCCCAGCCATGGCGGCATCATAGGGAACATCGGTCAGCGACACCGCCCACGCATCGGACATTTCGTCCGGGTCATTCTCCCGGTAAAGGTTCGGCCACCAGTTCAGTAGCTTCAACATAAATTCGGTTGTCTGCTGGGTCGTCACTCTGCGCACCTCCCATCTCTTCCAGACGCTTCTTGAGCCGTTCGCGTACTGCCGCCTGTTTGCTTTGTGGGCGGGCAGCGGGCGCAGCTCTGGCCGCCGCTGCGGCGGCGTGGTTTTCTTTCTCGGCGCGGTAGGCATCCACGGACAGGATGTTCTGCTCCCGGCAGCGCTTGAGAATGGCCTTGACATAATTCCAGCTGCGCTTATTGTTGAGCGCTGCTTCACCGATAGCCTCGCAAATGAGGTCGGCGGGCAGGTCGGCCAGCTGGCGGGAAATGTCATCAAACGCTGCCCGTGCGATAGGGCCGATGTTCTGCTCGTAGGCTTGGACGCAAGCGGAAATGTCGGATTCAGCAGTAGCAGTAGAAGAAGATATATTATCCTTATCCTTTTCCTTATCCTTCTTCTTCTCCTTCTCTAGGCTTTTTGAAAAAAGGGAGCCTTTTTCAGAAAAGCCACCCTTTTTATCTGTGTCATTTAAAAGGGTAGCTTTTTCATTTTCTCCGTCAGGCGGTTTTTTCCGTGGACGGCCACCTTTACGGCCATAGGACGCTTGCTGTTCGTCAGTCTTTTTCCATTGCTCCTTGTCCCGGTCAATCTGGGAACGGATGCCGGGAAAAACAAACCGCTCATTTCCGGTGAGAGGTATCAATGTGCCATCCTTGCTGTATTCCAGCAGGGCGGTGAAAAGCCGTCCGCGTTCCTCCGAGTTCAAAAGCTCCATGTTTTCAAGGTAGCTGTGGTAGGCACAGAAATAAGGTCGGAGCATTGCACCACCTCCCTTGGCCCACTGGGCGGGCAGGACGGTTTATTCTTCATCGGTGTCGTCCTCGCTGTCGCAGTCCAGACGGCGGCTTCTAATCTCTGCAATAGAACCCCATGCCTCGATGGCCGTTTCGATAGAAACACCCTCATCCGCATAAAGGGTGCAGAGAATGTCAATTTCGCTTTCGCTGCGGAGCAGTTCATCGTACCGGGAGAGGGGGATGCAGACCGTAGCCTCATCGGCAACGCCGATTTCCCAATCTTCGGATTCTCCGTACTTGTCAATGATGCCGCCGATGGTTTTCATCAAATCCTCGGTGCTGGTAAAGGTGCTGCCGTTCCGAGCCATGTCGTCCAGCAGCTTTTGGATTTTGCGGTCTGCTTGAGAATTTGTCATAAAATATCTCCTTTGTTTAAATGTCAATGCCCAACTCTTGGGCTTCTTGCCGTGCGCCATCTATCAGGTGGCTCATTTCTGAGCTGTTCATGGCACTGGTGCGCTTATACAGGATGTAGCTGCAATAGCGGATGCCGTCCTTTTCGTGGGTGGTGATAAGGCGGGTGTAGGGGTAATAGCTGTGCGGGTCGGTACCCTCCGGCAAGTCCACCATGACGACCTGACCGGCCTTATCCAGACACGGCGTTCCGTACTCGACCACCAAATCGCTTTTGATTTCGTCAAACTCGCCCCAGACGGTGGAGGCTATGCGGCTCACCAGCGCGTGAAAGTAGTTGTTGGACGCCAGGCTGCGCCGGGGTATCGCGCGGGTGATCTGCACCTCCAGCAGCGCCCCTTGCAGCTGGTCGAACTGCTCCCGGAAATCCCCGGCAATCTCAATGACGATGCGCTGTCGGCCACGGTAGCCGGGCTCCATGCGCACCAGCCGCGCCCTCATTTGGATTCCTCCTTGTGGCAGTGCAGCCAGACATAGGTTGAATCGGGGCGCATATTGCCATACACCCAGTCGATGGCATCCTGCTCACTCATGTGGTCGCGGAGGACGCGCTTCTCGTAGATGTACTCGCCGTTGACCTTTTTCTCGGCAATTTTGGCTTGGATTTCCTCGTCACGGTAGTTGGCCTCGACCAGATACAGGTCATAGTACGGGGCTGTGATGCCGTTGAGGTTGCCCATGTCGGTGGCGTAGAAGACCTTGCTGCCATCGTTGAACCAGATATGCCAGCAGCAGTTCCGCACATTGTGCTTTGTCTCGCAGGCTTTGACGAAGCAGTACCCGGTGTCGTACCAGCGGTCAGGTGTCGTGATGGTGATCTGCCGCAGCGGCACGCCCGCGTTCTGCAGGTCAGGCCCAAGCCACGGGCAGGCAAAGAACCGAAGTGACGGGCGCTCGGCGGTCAGCAGCACCGCGTCCAGATCGCGGTAAACGCTTTCCAGATGGCGGAACGGAACGCCGCAGTCAATCAGGATGCGGCCATCCACCACCACGGCATTGCCCTTGCTGCCGGTGGAAATGATTTTGTACTCCATTATAGCGTGCTGATGTCAACAGCTTCGGGCTCGGCCTCTGCTGTCGGGGCGGGGGCTTCGGGCTCGGCGCTCGGCACTTCCTGCGCGTCTGCGGGGATACTGGCGCGGGCGGCCTCCACGGTCTCGGTCACGATCTGCCCGTCATCGGCCACGTTGACGGCATCGTCATGCTCCAGCGCAGTAGTCATTTCAATGGACATGATGCCCCAACGGCTGATGATGTGCCGCAGTAGGGTCTTTTTCGCCATGTCGTCAAAGTTCTTGTACCAGAACGAGGAATAGCGCCACATATCCTTTTCGGGAACGCGGCCAGCCATCAAGTCCTCATAGCCTTGGCGGCTGAACGCCTTGGAGAAAGTATCTGCGTGGGTCATCATCTTTTCCTTGGACCAGTAGACGACCTTGCGGAAACCGTTGAGGTACTCGAAGTAGGCCATGTAGCCGATGGTGGGCAGGGTCTCGCGCTCGTCATCGTCCTCGATGAACTGGAACTTGGCCTTGCCGGTTTCCGGGTCTTTGCCCATGTACTCGCCCTGCTTGATGACCATGACATCCAGATCCTTATACTGGCCGCTGCGCAGCGCCAGCTGAATGTAGCCCTTGTAGCCCAGCACGAATGTGGCAGTGGTGGTTTCCGGGCGAATCATGTTGCCGCCGCGGTCATACTTGGCCTTCTGCTTGAACGGTACGAGGTAATACTGACCCAACTGCGGGGAAGGGCTGAGGTTGAGGCTTTCGCCCAGCAGAGCACCGGCAAGGATCGTGCCGGCATCGCATTCCTGCAAGGCGGGGTTGACGGCCACGGCGCTGGTGATCGCGGCGGTAAAACGGCGGGCGCGGGCCGAGTCGCGCAGCGTACTGGCGATAAGGTTCTGATACATTTTGCTGTTGATGGCAACGCTGAATTTTTGCTTCTGCGGGGCGCTGTTAAGAGATTGTGTCATACTGCATACCTTCCTTTTCCATGAATGCTTTCAGTGCTTTCAGCTGCGGCAGTGTGCCCGTCACAGCGAACTTCGCAAGATATTTCTTCTCGGCGTGGGCGGCAGCAGGCGCGGGGGCGGCTGCCGGGGCCTGCGCGGGGCTTTCCGCCTGCGGGGGTGTAGCGACCTCGTGCGGCGGGGCGGGCTGTTCCACCGCCCTCTTGGCGGCCTCAGCCTCAATGGCTGCCTTGGCCTTGGCTTCGGCCTCCTGCTGAGCCTGCTGGCGGGCGCGGCGTTCTTCGGCAGCGCGGCGCTGTGCTTCCAGCTGCTTGTGGCGCTGCTGCACGATCTGGCAGGCAGAACCAAGGTCGAGCGATTTCTGATATTCGACCATGATCTCGTCACGGTCCGGGTTTTCCTCCAGCGCGGCGCAGTCACGGACGATCTTGGTGACGCTCTGGGTGATGGCGGCCTTCATGGCCTTGGGTGTGCAGGTCAGCGTGACCTTGAGATTCATCTGTTCAAACTTCAGCCAATCCAGCCCGAAGCCGCTGGTCAGTTCGGTAAAGAAAGCCCGGACATCGTCCTCTTTCTGCTGCTTGATGCCGACCTCCACATCAGCAATTTTCTTGCCAAGCGCTTCATCGGCGGCTTTGTAGGGGTTCGAGACGCATTCTTTGTAGACAGCTTCAAACTGTTCGTAGGGGGTCATAATGGCCTTTTTGACGGCCATGCGCTGGGCCTCGTAACCCTCCAACTCCTTGCGGACTTCGGTGCGGATCTTCTTGACATCGGTGCGGGTTTCCTCGGTCACGGCCAGAGCCATGACGGCGCTGGTCCGCTGCTCGATTTTAGCTTTGACATCCCGCAGCCGCTCCTCGATGATGGGCAGCTGCTTTAAGTTGATGACTTGCAGTTGTTCGGAATTTCCGTCCATGTGGTATACTCCTTTCTTTGTGTGCGGGGTTTAGAAAAGCTCCCGCGTAATGGTGATTTTCTCGCGTGTTTTAGCGCCGAAGTTGCCGCCATCCAGCATCCCGGTCTTGCGGAACTCCGACTCGGTGTAGATATCCGAGCATGCCGTTATGCCGTTGACTGCTCGGTGGAAAGCGGTAAATGCCTGCACGGCGATGGTTATGGATGGAGCTTCAACCTCCGTCCAGCCGCCCTTGTAGGCCATGCCGCTGCTGCTGTAGGTGAAATAGAACTTCATGGTGTATCTCTCATTCTCCGAAGCATTCGGTGACTTCCCACGCATCGCGGGTCGTCATGCACTGGTCGCAACCAACAATCTCGTTGTCGGCGCTGATGTAGATGGTTTCGCAGGTCTGTTCGCAGATCGGGCAGACCGGGTAGGTCGGGTCTTTGCCGTCACGGTAGCCGGAGTTCCGCAGGTTGCGGATGTAGGCGGCATCGGGCAGATTACTCACGGCGGCCACGCTCCTTATCGTCCAGCTTGAACCAGATTCCAAGGCAGGTATTTACACCCAGCAGACAGCTGATGAACAGGATCACGCCGTTCAGGAGGGGCATATCGCCATCGGCCACGGAAACCACGGCCATCAGCACCACCAGCATCAGCGCAAGGCAGACAAACTGCATTGCCTTTTTCAACAAACGGATCATGCTTCACCCTCCCATCTGCACCGGCCCGGCAGCGTTGCCATGATGACATCCCCCAGAACATGGGCAATGTCATCGGGCAGACCCAGTTCCGGGCCGTAGGCGCTGGTCAGAACCACCGTGCCGAAGATCTTCGTGCAGGCCAGAAAGCTGGCAACCTCGTTGACAACGGGCCTCGGCCACTGAAGGCGGGCGTCCTCGTCCACCATCAGCAGGTAGTGACCCTCGATGTTGCGGACGGGAACGGTCTCCACATAGCCGCCGACAACTTTCTGCACATCCTCCAGCGCCGGTGCGGTAAAGGTCTGCACCCGCATATCGCCGTTGGTGGCAATTACAAGTCCTCGCATCATTTTCTATCCTCCTCTCAAATCAAACCGCGCTTGCGGAGTTCGGCCTTGCGGGCTTCCAGCTTTTCGCGGCCACCGGGCTGTTCAATGAACCAGTGGTAAAATTCCAGCGTTGCCGCCGCAAGGCGTTCAGCCTTTTCGTCTGATAAATTGAATGGGTGCTTTTGCTTTGTCTCTTGCGGGGGCATCTCTGTTCCTCCTTGTGTTTTGCTTTCTTCCCACCTATACTTGAGGTGCGGGCTGCTGCAACAGCTTAGCTTTCAAGGAAAGGAGGGAGAAACCGTGAAAAGGTACTATGTTGACTTGACGCACTTTGAAAATTTGGAAGACCGTGCAGCCGCTTACGAACGGGTTGACGGCGCTGCGTTCCTTTGCAGCCGGGTATTTTCAAAGCCGCAGATGTCTGGTCTTGTTCCAAAGGCCCCTGTGCTTGTCGGCCTTGAGGTCAGCTGGAACTCTGCCGAGGATTTTGAAAGTTCCTCGGTGTACCCGTCAGGGTGTAGTTGCAAGCCCATCTGAATGAACAACGCAGTCATTGTCCTTTAGGCCGGTGATCTGCAGCAGGGCTTTCGGGAAGTCCGGGTCGTAGTCGAAAACGACCCGGATTTTCTTGTTTCCGTCAAGGTGCGGGAGCATTTCCGGGAGCTTGGCGAGGCGGTCTAAAGCATCGCTTTTATCCCAAAGGCCAATTCCCACATCCTTGTCCGGGGTGTCTTCGGGGTAGCCGTAGTGCTTCAGGGCGTCTTTGGTGTTGGACATTTGGTTCACCTTCTTAGTTGGCAAATGGTCTACTCACGAAGCAAAAAAAATCTTCTCTGCCTCATCAGCAGGGATGCACAGTAACTCGCGCAGCCCTTTGATTTCCGGTGCAGTGAAGTCTGTTTTGTTCTGAATCTTATTCAGAAACCCCTGGTACGACAGCCCAATCTTCGATGCGATGTACTTCATCTTGTAGCCGGAATCCTCAATTTTTTCCTTGAGCAAATCTGTATTCGTCATTTTTGTCACCTCACTTTCTGTTGTTTAGTAGACTTGCTGTCTACTTTGCGTATATTACCACTTCGTAGACCCATTGTCAACTATTTTTTTGGAAATTGCGAAAATTTGTTGACCTTGTGTCCACTATGTACTATAATAGGCTCATAAGATTTCAGAAGGAGATAGAATAATGACCATCGGGCAAAGAGTAAAACTTCGCAGAGAGGAACTTGGGCTATCTCAAGAAGAACTGGCTAAACGGATTGGTTACAAGTCGAAAACATCAATCAACAAAATTGAACTGGATTTTCGTAATCTTACCCAGTCCAAGATAAAGGCTATCGCGGATGCACTTGATACAACGCCGTCCTACATCATGGGCTGGGATGAAGAAGCCGAAGAAGCAAAAAAGGCTGCCCCCAGTGAAGAGGACAGCCTAAATGCAGAAATTATCAAATTGTTTATGGGTCTGACAGCCGATCAGAAGAAAGAGGCGCTGAATTATCTGCGCTACCTTTCAACGAAATCAGAAAATCCCTGAACGCGATTTTGTCATCGTAGGACAGGCCGGACAATAGCATAGTGAGTTCCTTCAACTCATCGGGGTTCATACCACTTCACTCCATTCCCAAAAATATTGCCGGCATATCCGCATTATATCACAGGCACACGGTTTTTGCATGAAAATGCAAGAATATCCCAAAAGGACGCAAAAATAAACAGGAGGCATTATCATGGCACGCTGTAGAAGATGTGGTAAAAGCGGTCTGTTCTTTCATGTAAACCAAGAGGGCTATTGCGAACTGTGCGCAATGCAGCTCCGGGACGAGGCCATCGAGCAGCACCGGAAAGAATATAAGCGCAAGATGGCAATGGAAGCTGCGGCAAAGGGAATCAAACCTGAAGAGCTTGAAAAGCCTACCGATGAAGTGCTGTACACCCTTGCCATCGTAAGCGGCCTTATCCAGCTTCATGCAAACTATCTGGATATCAAATGGGATAAAATGCATGAGAGTATCCCTCTGCAGAATGTGTTGTCCTTTACGATAGAGGAACACAGCATTGGTCCCAACAGAATACGCATTGCGACAGCTCAGGCAGCCACCGCAAATATCAATCTTGGCTACGGCGTCAGCAGTGCAGTCGGCGGCGGCAATCATGTGTATGGTTGCAGTGCAACGGAACTTCCGACAGCCTACAAAATCCGCGATTATATCTCCAACTGGACGGCAAAGGCACCCGCGCCGGCAGTTGCACCGCAGCCTGCGCCACAGGTTATTGAACAAAAGCCGTCTGCAGCTGATGAAATCCGCAAGTACAAGGGCCTGCTGGATGATGGTATCATTTCACAGGAAGAATTTGAGGCAAAGAAGAAGCAGTTGCTTGGCCTGTAAAACCGAAAGGAGCGTGACGGCATGAAAAAGCGAATCAACACTAATTCCGCAGCCCGTGCCGTCATCTACGCTCGTTATTCCAGCGCCAACCAGCGTGACTGCTCCATCGAGCAGCAGGTGGAAAAGTGCCGGGAACTGGCCGCCCGTGAGGGCGTGACAGTCATTGAAATATATGCTGACCGCGCCATCAGCGGCAAAACGGACCGCCGCCCGAATTTCCAGCGGATGATGAAAGATGCCAGTCTGCGGCAGTTTGATGTAGTCCTTGCATGGAAGTCCAACCGCATGGGCCGGAATATGCTGCAAGCCATGATGAACGAGGAGCAGCTGCGCAGTAATGGTATCCGCACCATCTACGCCGAGGAAGATTTTGACGACACTGCCGCCGGGCGCTTTGCCCTGCGGAACATGATGAATGTCAATCAGTTCTATTCAGAGAACATGGCCGAGGACATCTCGCGCGGCCTGATGGACAACGCCAGCAAGTGCATGTCCAACGGCAGCCTGCCGCTTGGCTACAAGACCGGCAAAGATCAAAAGGTCGTGCTGGATGAAGCAGAGGCAGCCATCGTGCAAGAAATCTTTACCCGGGTGTCGTGCTATGAGCCGTTCATCGACATAGCCCGCGATCTGAACCGCCGGGGCATCAAGACCAAGAAAGGGGCAGAGTGGGGGCGCAGCAGCTTTCACACGATCTGCCGCAATGAGCGGTACAGGGGTATCTACATTTACCGTGATATCCGCGTTGAGGGCGGTATGCCGCGTATCGTATCGGACGAGCTTTTCTACAAAGTGCAGGAGGTATTGAAAGTGAAGAAGAATCCGCAGGGTCGCCGTAAGCGCAGCGGCTATGAAGAATACCTGCTGACCGGGAAGCTGTACTGCGGCCACTGCGGCAGCCCCATGACGGGCATTGCTGGCACCAGCAAGACCGGGGCCATGCACTATTACTACACCTGCCAGAAGCGCCGCACTGACCACAGCTGCGATAAGAAGGCCGTCCGCCGCGACCAGATTGAAAAGGCCGTGGCTATCGCTATCCAGCAGCAGCTGCTCACCGATGAAAACATCCAGATGATGGCGGATGAAACGATGGCCTATAACGCCCGCACGGAAATCAAATACCGCTTGCAAAGCTTGCAGCAGCAGCTTTATTCCAACGAGACCTCAACTGCCAACATTATGAAGGCGATTGAAATGGGCATCATCACAGACACTACGAAAGCCCGCTTGCTGGCGCTGGAGCAGGAGCACGGCCAGCTGCTTGCCAAAATCGACACGGCCAAGGCCGAGATGGTTCCCATCAACCGGGAGGATTTCGTCAGCCTGCTGGACATTTACCGCACGGGCGATGTGAACAACAAAAAGTATCTGGCCGCCCTGTTCGATACATTCCTTGTCCGGGTTGACCTTTATGACGACCACTTCAAGATCACCTTCGACCCGACAGGCGGAAAAATGCCGGTAGATATTCCCATCGGCGCGGAAGATTCTCCCGAAAGTCCGGGGGATTCTCCCGAATCCTCGGATTTTGAGGCATCTCCACAGGATGCAGAAAAGTTCGTTTTAGCTCTCCACATCCGCACCAAAGAGCTTCAAGTTTTGGCTTGAGGCTCTTTTTCTTTGTCTTGGCTTTTAAGTTGTTTATTGCCCTGCCAAAAGCAGAGAGATGATTACCGCTCCGGTATCAGTGAGGAAAAAAGGCCATATGAAGGTTTACCACAAGCTGTCAGGCGAATTTCCATATGCCTGCGTTTCCCTGTGGCCCTGAATCTGGCTCTAAACCGTGTTCCCAATAAAGCAAGATAAAAGGGCAGTGTATTCGTATGCTGCCCTCTTTCATACAACGAAATGTCCACGGACGGAACACAGATATATTGTCCACAAAAACATTTTTTAAATATTTTTTACTTCGTATCAACGATAAAATAGATTGTTTTTCCATAGGGCACACCTGTCCGCCTCTTGCAATCTTGAACGATTGCGGTATAATGGAAAACATTCCGCGAAACCGTTTGTGCGGGCGGCTGCGGAATGGGCAGGTGCGGAACATCTGCCAAACCCAATTAAAATAGGGAAGAGGAATCGTTATGAATCAACTCACAAAAGCGGCCAAAACGCTGGCTGCCAAGTACAACTCCACCAGCCTGATCCTGCGCATTGCAATCGGCCTGGTGATCGGTTCGGTGCTGGCTTTGATCTGCCCCGGTGCTGCATGGATCGAAGAATTCGGCAACTTGTTTGTCGGCGCGCTGAAAGGCGTTGCACCGGTGCTGGTGTTTGTTATTGTTGCCAGTGCACTGGCGCAGGGCTCCTCCAAGCTGGACCGCCGCTTTGGTACGGTGGTCTGGCTGTACATGCTCACCACCTTTGTGGCGGCTGCGCTCAGCGTTGTGACCAGCAAGCTGTTCCCGCAGACGCTGGTTCTGGCGGAAGCTGCCACGGCGGATGTGGTGCCCCAGGGCCTGGGTGATGTGATGCACACTCTGCTTTCCAACATTGTTTCTAACCCGGTTGCTTCCATCATGAACGGCAACTATATCGGCATCCTGATGTGGGCCTGCCTGTTCGGCCTTGCCATGAAAAAGCTGGGCAGCGATACCACCAAGAACTTTATGGCCAACACGGCGGATGCAATTTCTACCATTGTGCGGTGGATCATCAACCTGGCGCCGTTTGGCATTATGGGCCTGGTGTTTACCAACGTGTCGGACAACGGCCTGTCCATCTTTACCCAGTACGGGCGCCTGTTGCTACTGCTGGTGGGCACCATGCTGCTGATGGCGCTGGTGATCAACCCGTTCATCATCTTTATCTACCTGCACCGCAACCCCTACCCACTGGTGTTCCGCTGCCTGCGTGAAAGCGGCCTGACCGCTTTCTTCACCCGCAGCTCCGCCGCCAACATCCCGGTCAACATGTCTC